ATGGATAAAGTTCTTCTTCCCGGATTATTGCAAGTTTGAGTTTGCCGACTTCCAGATAAAGGCCATCCGTCGCTGCATCAAGCACGAAGAATGGTTTGAGGTGCTTTCCTGGGCGCGAGGGCTGGCAAAGAGTACCACGGTGATGTTCATCGTGATGTACCTGGCACTGACAAAGAAGAAGTGCAATGTGATGATGGCGTCTGCCACACAAGACAGTGCTACCCGCTTGCTCGACCCGTATAAGAAGCAGTTTGAAGAGAATGCCCTGATACGCGCCTACTACGGTGTACAAGTCAACCTTGGCAACTGGTGCGCCGAAGAGTTTGTAGCCAAGTGTGGATGTTCGTTCCGTGCCGTGGGTGCCGGTAATGCACCACGTGGTAGCCGCAATGGTGCCATTCGTCCGGACGTACTACTGGTGGATGACTTCGATACCGACGAATCGGTCCGCAACCCGGATACGGTTCAGAAGAACTGGGAGTGGTGGGAAAAGGCACTGTACGGTACGCGAGACACTGCCATAAAAACACTGATCATATTCTGCGGGAATATCATTGCCCGCGACTGCTGTGTGGTAAGGGCGGGAGAAGCGGCCGACCATTGGGATATAGTGAACATCCGGGACAAGGAAGGACGAAGCACCTGGCCATCCAAGAATACGGAAGAGAATATCGATACGGCACTTTCCAAAATCAGTACCGCCGCCCAGCAGACGGAGTATTTCAACAATCCCGTCACTGAAGGCGAAGTATTTAAGGAACTGACTTACGGCAAAGTGCCCGCCCTGAACAAGTTCGATTTCCTGGTCATCTACGGCGACCCCGCACCCGGCGAGAACAAGAGCAAGAACAGCAGCACCAAAAGCTGCATCCTGATGGGACAGCTGAAACAGAAGGTCTATATTATCAATGTCCGCCTGGACCGTGGACTGAACTCGGACTTCATCGACTGGTATGTACAACTGCTGGAATATGTAGACGGAAAGACATCGGTGTACTGCTACATGGAGAACAACAAACTGCAGGACCCTTTTTTTCAGCAAGTATTCAAACCGTTGGTCGGTAAGGTGCGCCGGGAACGGAACGTGCAACTTTACATCCATCCCGACGAAGAACGAAAGACCGAAAAAGGTACCCGTATCGAAGCCAACCTGGAACCGCTGAACCGGGAAGGGAACCTCATCTTCAATGAAGCCGAAAAGGACAATCCGCACATGAAGCGACTGGATGACCAGTTCCGGCTTTTCACCCTGCGGATGAAGTTCCCCGCCGATGGCCCCGACTGTGTGGAAGGCGGCCTGCGCATCCTCAAGAAGAAAGTACAGCAACTCAAACCGATTACCGTGGCGCGTCACAACGCCCGGAACAATCCTAAAAGATTATAGCCATGAGTAAATTCATCAATCCCGAAGACTACGACGCCAGTATCCACCGCGAGATACTGGGCTCCCTGACCCGCGATGACGAAAGTATCGTCGAAATCTGCGAAGACCGTGCCATCGCTGAGATGCGCGGCTATCTCAGTGCTCGCTACGATGTAGATGCCATCTTCTCCGCCGAAGGAGATGCACGCAACCAGCTTGTCCTGATGATGGCAATCGATATCGCAGTATACCATATATTCAGTATTCATAATCCGCAGAAGATGTCGCAGATACGGAAAGACCGCTATGAGCGTGCCGTGGAATGGCTGAAGCAGGTGGCGGCATTCAAGATCACCATCGACGGTGCTCCCAAGCTGCCGGAAGAAGAGCAGAAACAGAATAGCCCCTGGCTGATGAGTAGTAACCCTAAACGTACGAACCATTTATGAAAAGAATAAATTTCCCGGCATTTTGGAACAAAGCATCCAAAATCAAACAGCGCATCACCGAAGGCAGCAACGTCACCCGCCAGGGCGCCACCATCATACTGACGCAACCCCAACGCTTCGGCATCGGGCTGGACGACTACATGCGGGGCATCCGAAGCGCCGAGAATGTGGACTTCACACAGCGGGTTCAGATTTACGACATCTACAGTGAGAGTCTGATGGACCCGCACCTGTTTTCTGTCATCCAAAAGCGGAAGAGCGGTGTGCTTGGCAGGAAAATAGAGTTCAGGCGCAACGGCGTGGCCGATGATAAAGTAAACGAGCAGATTTCCTCGCCCTGGTTTCTACGGTTCATTGGTGATGCACTGGATGCCGACTACTGGGGATTCACCTTGGTGCAGTTCTACATCAACAGCAAGGGATGGATAGACTACTATCTCGTGCCCCGAAAGCACGTGGACCCGGTACTTAGACTCATCAAAACCCGTCAGAACGACATCAACGGTGAAAGCTTCGACGAATACCCGGACCTGCTGATGATACGGGGCAAAGAACCGCTCGGCATCCTGGCACGGTGCGCTCCGTACGTCATTTATAAGCGGGGAACCGTGGGCGACTGGGCGCAGTTCTCCGAAATATTCGGCATGCCTATACGCAAGTACACCTACGATGCCGCCGACCCGGAAGCATTGTCCGCCGCCATGGAAGCCGCCAAGGCCCAGGGAGGCGCATCCTCCTTCTTTACACCCGAAGGTTCTAACCTTGATTTCGTAGAAACGGGTAATACCACCGGCAGCAGCGATCTCTACAGTACCTTCGTTGACCGCTGTAACGCGGAAATGAGCAAGGCTGTCCTGGGCAACACCCTCACCACCGAAGCCAGCGAAACGGGCACACAAGCCTTGGGAACCGTGCACAACAAAGTGGAGCAGATACTTATCGAGCAAGACGCTCTTGCCATTCTGAACCTGCTGAACTACGATATGACCGACTTGTTTGCGGCTCTTGGCGTCAATACCCAAGGCGGTGAGTTCGTTTATGTAGAAGAAACGGACTTGGAACAAGTGAAAGTCAAAGCCGAATTACTGGAAAAGGCTGTAAACGTATTCGATCTGCCGCTCGATGATGACTATCTGTACGAGCAATTGAACATCGAACGCCCGGACAACTATGAACAGTTGAAAGCGGAAATGGCAGAGAAGAAGAAAATGAACAACCCATTCGCTCTCGGAGTATCTCAATTCTCCTCCTCCGGGGAGGTTGCCCTCCCCCGCCAAACGGGGGAGCAAGGAGGGGGTGAGTACCCGCAGGGGGAGGTGGTAGCAAAACACCCCCAGAACCGCTCCCGCTCTTTTTTCGGGGACGCCCCGCAAACCGACGGGGCTTTAGACTGGTAATGAACAATCTTTACTATGGGGAACAGCAGCTACCGGGCCTTGACGAACTCGACTATATGTCCGGTTCTGCCGCACCATTGCAATGCAAGGCCGATGATGGCGTAAGCACCGCTTTCGTCTTCGACAACGCCGCCCTGCAACGTGCCTTGAAGCATATCTACGAAAAGGATTTTCACCCTATGACGGAAATAGAGGAAAACCTTTTCAATGAGACATTCCGTATCTTCAACGAAGCATCAAATGAAGGGCTTAGTGAATCCGCTGCCGAAATTCCGGTAGAGTTCCGTCAGAAGCTTGACCTCGGCAACGCTGTATTCTCCGCCTTCAAAGTCCACCGGATGCAGAACGATATCGCCGCGCAACTCTACGATTCAAACGGTATTTTAAAACCGTTTAAACAGTGGAAAGAAGATGTTCACCCCATGCTCGACCATCACGTCCGGCACTGGCTGCAAACCGAATACAATACCGCCGTCATCCGTGCCCGCCAGGCTGCGGACTGGCAACGCTTCGAGCAGTACGCCGATGTCCTGCCCAATCTGGAATGGATGCCCAGCACCAGCGCAAACCCGGGAGCGGACCATCAGGTCTATTGGGGGACTATCCTTCCGATAAACCACCCCTTCTGGAGTGCGCACCGCCCCGGAGACCGTTGGAACTGCAAGTGTTCTTTATCGGCTACAGACGAACCTCCTACGGGAGCGCCACGTGGAAGCACCGCCCCCAAAGACCAGCCTGCCCCGGGACTGGACAACAATCCGGGACGGGACGGCAAACTGTTCAGCGATACGCATCCCTACATAGCCAATGGATATGAAGGGGCGAAAGAGGCCGTGAAGAAATATATGGCAGAGCATGTGAATAAGGAGAAGCCGATAGTGTATGAACCGGACAAAGAGCGGAAAGAGGCACTGAAAGTTCGTAGAAAGGAAATACAGAAAGATGCAGAAGTGCTGAAGGCGAAACCTCTTGTCAACTCTGATTTTAAGAAAGAAATCATTGTCAGCAAAAAGTCCATCAAGGAATGGTTGAACCAACCTCACGAACATTATGCCGAAAAGAATGAGATGCTATTGTACCCCAGTGATGTCATCCGACAGGCTCAATATAAGGGATGGACGGAATATCATAAAAACAATCCTATGTATGTAAAGTCTCATGTTTTTGAAGTGACTGTTAAGGGAGACAAGTCGTGGATTATTGTATTGGAAGATGTGGACGGGAATATGATATTACATAGCATCTCCGATAGCAGCAAAGTAATGGACAACATACAAAAATAGCCCGAAAGACCATTTCAACCGGAACTGCAATCCGGAGCTGTGCCTGTCGAGCTATTTTCTTAGACTGCAAATATACAGAAAAATATCAAGTAAACAATGAATATTCAAGAATTTAACCGACGTATTTTGCAATATCAAAAGCAACTGGCCGACCTGACACGCCGCCGCATGCCCGTACTGGCAGGCAACATCGCCAAACGCCACATCGAGGAAAACTTCCGCAAAGGAGGTTTTACCCATAACGGTTTCCATAAATGGAAGGAAACCAAGCGGCAAAGAAACGGTGGAAGCAGTGCCGGTTCTCAATACGGACCGCTGCTCTCCGGCAGAAACCATCTTTCCGGCAATATCCAATACACACCAGGAGACGGACAGGTTACTATCTTCACCCGCGCCCCTTATGCAGGCATCCACAACTGGGGAGGCATAGTTCGCCCTACCGTCACCCCGCAAATGCGTCGCTTTGCCTGGGCGCAGCATTACCGGGAAGCGGGTAAAGACAAAAAGAAAGATACTTTTTGGAAACGCCTCGCATTGACCAAAAAGACCAAACTTACTATCAACATCCCGCAGCGCCAGTTCATGCCATCCAAGCCGGGATCGGAACTGATAAGGAAAGTAAATGATAAACTGAATACAGAAGTAGAGAAAATTATAAATCAATAATTTATTATGGAACAACTATTCAACGACCTCCAGCAACAGATCACCAATAAAATGGGTAACGACGTTTCCCTTATCGACGAAGACTACGGGCAACTGGAAGCCCTGCAGAACGGGGAAGACCAGTACCCGGTCACTTTCCCCTGCGTCCTTATCGGCATCCCCGAAACCTTGTGGGACAACCTGAAAGGCAACCTCCAACACGGCAAGACCACCATCATCATCCGGCTTGCCTTCGACTGCTACGATGACACTCACTATGGCAGCACCCAGGAACAGCGCGCAGCCGAACGCATGGCACTGGCCCGACGCCTGAACGGCGCGTTGCACGGCTGGCGGTTCGACGGATGTGTCACCGCCCTGGTACGCCGTGCCAGCCGACAGTTCTCACTGCCCGGCGGCATCAAAGTCTATGAAATGGAATATACCACTACGACAGCGGATGAGATTCAGAACAACGAGAGCTGACGGTTCAGCTCATCCTGTTGAAGGATGATACGCGGGTCGGCACTGGCATTGATAAGATTATAAAATGTCTTTTCGGAGATATAGAACAGCGGCCAGATATAACGCCGCAGAATCTCCCTGTTGGAAAGTCCGCTATTGGCATGTTCATCGTAAATGCGGTTAACCTCCGCAACCCGATGCGCATAGCTGCGCCCGATAATTTTATTACGTCTTTTTTTCATTTCCCGAAAACTTTATTGTGATTACCCTGACTGCTGAAAACCTGATACAAAGATAACAATAACGGCATATATACACAACAAAGGCCGCCATATTAATCATACGGCGGCCTTTCGAGGATTCATTGGCGTGTCTTCAACCTCATGGACAGCATGGTCTTGTTCCACAATATCAGAAAAGCATCCCAATAATCCTGAAAGCTGAAATAGTACCAGCTCATTTGCAAATACCATATCGGCAGATAGGCTATGAATATGGCGAACCATAAAGGGATAAGCAGCCATCGGAGTATCAGTCTTAATTTTATCATAGTGTTAAAATAATATCTATTCTTATACACTCTTTGGGTTGAGATAAAGGTTCTGATTTTGCGTTTTCCCGATACACATAAACTATATTGGATTTCAATCCGGTTTCTAATTCGAGATTTTCCAGAATCCGGGCTATCTCCATTTCTGCTTTCACTTTCTTTATTTTTGCTTCTTCTATATTCATATCAATCACCATTTAAAACATCCAACAACTCTTTCGCTCTCTTATAGGTATCAAAGCCCTTTACGTTTACCCATTCATATGAAAGACGTTTGTCTTTTCTGACTTTTACGCAATACACGACTATCGGAATACAGCCGCTATATCTTATTTCTTTCACAATCCTATATCTTTCCATATACAAAATTTATTTGTCAATGCAATTTTCAATTTTCTTCATGGATTGCCTCATGTCAAAAATAAAACTACTCATTCGCCGTTTAGCTTTAATGCCACACCGTGAACAAATTACAATATCATATCCATTTTCATCACTGATGATATTTTGTTTTATCCAATTATGGTTAGGGCTTATTTGCGAATAAGATTTTGATATTCTTTTTCTATCTTGTAACTTCCTGTCAGCATACGACCTCTCTCCTAATACCCTTTACAATAAAAACCATATTATAACCAAGCCTCTTATGGTAATTACTTATCTTCATCAAGGCTGGATTAGAATAAATACTGTCCAATGCCAATATTCCGATATTCATTTTTTTATTGCATTTTCATAAAGCACATCCAATGTGTCCTGGAAGCCTTGCCCGACTTGTGCCCGAACAGCGGACGTACTCCTATTATCTCCAGTATTCTGCTGACCGGAATACGGGTTTCGTTCCACTTGAATATCAGCACTCCATTTATGTCCAGTACACGCATGCACTCGTCAAAGCCCTGCTTTATGTCATCCTGCCACTTGAATCTGCGGAGCGTACCGTATTTCTGTGCCATATATGCCCCATCATTGGAATTGTCCAAATGTGGAGGGTCGAAGACCACGAGCTTGAACGAGCGGTCGGGATATGGCATTGCTGTGAAATCAGCGACCACATCCGGATGGACTTCCAGCTTGCGGCCGTCACATAGAATGTACTCAGCATCCCGGATATCCTGGAAAAGGACATTCGGATGTGTCTTGTCAAACCAGAACATCCTACTGCCGCAGCAGGCGTCCAATATCATTTTCTTTTCATCCATTCTTAATCTGGTTACCGGTTAATCAAATAATCTATTGTTATAAGTATTTCGTATGCTATCCGTGGGTCTATGGAGTTACCGAGGGCGTGAGTTCTGTCCATCCAGTCGGGAATCCCATAAACCACTCCATCCAGTTCGGAGTGATATCGGACGGATTGAAACCAGCTCTCGAAATATATGCAGTCAGGTAGTTGCTTTTTCGTCTGCCTGAATGCTTTAAAATGCTCTCCCGGCGTAACTTTATCCTTTTTGCTTCCGAAGCCGTCAAGGCAGGCAACAATCCAAACCCGCTTTCTTTCTTGAAAAGAGTCCTTACCCGCAGCTGGAATAATAAACGGTTGTACCTCGTAGCCTTCACTTTCCAAATCAACGCACACTTGCTCGAAGACCACTCCGTCTGCGTTACCAATAAGTCCGAGAACATTTTCAGCGACGACCCATGTAGGCCGGCACTCTTGTATAACTCGATACATCGCCGGCCATAAAAAGCGGGGGTCTTCTGTCCCTCGCTGAAGCCCGGCGTTACTGAACGGTTGGCAGGGGAATCCTCCGGCCACAACATCAACGTTGCCTCTGTATTTCTTCGCATTGATCTCATTTATATTTCCATATTTAGGTATATTGGGAAAATGCTTCTTCAGCACTTCCAGGCAAAACGGGTCTATTTCAGATTGGAAAAGAATTTCCCAGCCAAGAGTATCGGCAGCCAAATCAAAACCGCCAATGCCGGCGAATAGGCTTATCATCTTTATAATTCTGCCCATTTTCGTTCCATAATATTATTATTTGAGTTATTTTCCTATTCATTTTTGAATTGCCTTTAGTCAACCTGATATAGCCTGCATCTCGTCTTCTCCTTCGCCCTGAGCAAAAAGCTGGCGGCCTCGTCACTGTCAACCACCAGCTTGATGGCGGTAAGCCCTTCCGTTTTGGGCTTCTGCAGAAGCAGGGAGCAGGGCTGGTCATAATAGTTCCAGTAGAAGATGAAATCCGCCACATGGAAATTGTCTATCTGTACGATGTATTTCACGGGAATACGCATAGGACTTCAGTGGTTAAATGGCGTTTGAATTCCCTTTGAGGCAGGGTTTCACTTCCCCGTCCGGTACCCAGTCCACCGTAACGATGCCCTTCACCTTGCCGGTACCGCCACACTTGGGGCACGGGACCAGTTCCGTGTCCTTTACCGTGATATCCCCCTGGAAATAGCCGTTGCCCTGACAATAGCCGCAGGAATACCCCGGGAATTCTCCGACGGTCTCCTGTCCCGTCCCGAAGAGGGGTGCCGTTACCAGCACCCCGTTCTGTTTCTTGCTCATGGTTTGTTCTGTATTAAGTTCTTTTTCTCCTTTCATAATTCCAGCCGTTCAGTCTATACACCTCGCGCCGTGCCTCTTCCCTGGTCGGATATTCATTCACCTTGGTGCCAAGAGTGGATATCCTCGGAGGGAAGCTGTCACCCTGACGGTAGGTGATGTCAAGGTACACAGCCCAGCACCGCCCGCGGGGACGGTACCGGTAACGACGGTGTATCTCCCTCATGTCACAGCTCAACCGCATCGCTCTCCTTTTTAGGCTCCACATAGAAGGTCTCTTCCTGCACCACCTGCACACCGATCTTCGGGAAATAGGATACCACGTCAGGATTCTCACGGTCAGCCAGCAGTCTGTCCTTGGCAAGCTCCTCACTGGTGCGGATATACTGCGGCAAAAGCTCCTTGCATAAATTCGTCACTGCCGCCCAGGTGAACCCCTTCAGGTTCTTCAGCTTCGGTGTGCCGGTACGGAAGCCGAACACGCCATGGGCGCTCTCCAGGCTTTTCTTCTTGGAGAACAGTTCTTCCTTGTTTTCTACGGCGTATGCCTGCATGATGTCGAAGTTCTTTTCCTTCGTGGCAG